GTCAACTGTACGTTCTGCATGTCTGATGACTGTATCGCATACTTGGCGTTGTCACTGACCCTGTAGTAGGTCCTGAAACTTCCAAGTGGTATGTTTGAGAAATTGCCATCCCCGAACACTAGGTCGATTGCGTCGTTATTTTTCGTTACCACATTGTAGGTGTTTCTCTCTGCCTTTGACAGTGAATTGTAAATCGCATTGTTTCCTGACAGTGATGGAACTTTAGTCCATGACTCCGACAACTGTCCAAACTGGTCCAACTTGTACAGCCACACATCAGAATTGTTTATATTGGACGTTTCAAAACTTTTCACATAGTTTGTGATCGCTGTGTCCACAGTGAACTCTTGGTTCTGCATCGTTCCCTGTTTGAACAGGAAGAAGAATCCCGTGTTATTGGAACTGTCTCCTGATCCATCTGATCTGTATGTGTATGTCAATCCCGTGCCTGGCACTGGTGATGATTCGTATATCGAATCAGAATCTGTTATGGTGCTGGGCACTATCTCGAATGACCTAGACACGCCTCCCACAGACTTCTGGAATTTGAATATGGGTAGATCCAACTGATTGGAACTTAAAGTGTATACCTCTGTGGTGATGCCACCTATTGTACCTGATTCCCTTGGATTGCCAAACAGTTGTCCAGTCTGGTTTGCCGCGTTCAGTATAGCAGTGAACTGCTCCCTGTAGTTGGCATTGGCCGAATCATTCCATATGATATTTTGATTTGCTAGATTTGTCCCTGTGCTGTCCTGTACATCCTGTGTTGTGGATATTGAATCTATTTTCAACATTCCTGTTGCTGGTTGATTCCTCTTGGCGTTGTAGTTGATCAACCTTGCCAACCTTAGAACACTATTCCTTCTCTCCGCTGTCTCCAGGAAGTTCTCCCTGGCGTTCAGGTCAACCCTGAATGAAAGTGCCTGTGCAATGTAGGCGATAAGATCTATCAGTGCCACGTACTCAGAACTCTCAACGAAATCGTTGAAATCATCCGGGTAGTTCTCCTGTAGATAGGCAACCATGGTCCTTCTCAAGGTCTCGAAGTCGTATGATTTGAAGTCGGCCTGTTGGAAAGCCTGGTAGATCTTTCTCCAATCTTCCGCTACTAATAATCTGTTCTGTCTATCTGTTGTGGCCATTGTAATTACAACGGTATTTATGTGTTAGGAAATGTGCGTATATTAAGATAGACGCAGTAGTGAGTTCTCGTCGAAGTTGAATCGCAGTTTCTCTGTGATGTTCAGAGGAACATAGGTTATTGTGGCCTGTATGGCTATGCCCTTGTCCGCTTCTGTGACCAAGATCTCCTCCGTGCTGATACGTGGATCTGCGTTGAGATTTGCTGTTATGTCCTCCACTATGGCGTCTTTGAGTTGTTCTGTGAATGGTTCGAATATGGCATCGTATATGATGGTGCCGAACTCTGGATTCTCAACCCTCTCACCCTTACGCACCGATAACCTGTTGATCAGGTCCTGCTTGGCCACCTCGAAGTCATACAGTTTGAAGTTCTGCTTGTCCGCACGTGAACTGAAACCCTTGAAGGTCACCGTCTTGTTTGATAGGTCTCCTGATCCTGAATCTCCGTATGCCATATGCTATATTTACGCTATGTCGTCCTTGTCCCTACCACCCACCGGTCTGGTGTATGGCTCATGGGTTGGAAATACATCTTTACTTTTATTGGTTTTGTAATCCACCACTGTGGTTTTTGTTTTCCTTGTGTTTTTAGTGCCATTATTAAATGGCTGTACTGCCACGATGTCCTCGTTCTCAACTGTGACTATACCAACTTTATTACTGTTGGGTTTCAGCCACGAAGGTCCCCACGATTTCCTTGCACTCACACTGTTGAAGTGTACTTGTGAACCTGCGAGGTCAATCCTGCCTCCGGCACCGTGTAACTGTGTTCCGTCAGTGTATGACGATATGCCATCTCTGGCATAGTGCCTCACACTGCCTTCCTGCGATGCGTTCAGTATTCCTGATTCTCCCATCACGTACACATATTTTTCTGCACTGATGGCCACATCCTTCTCTGCGTTGAATCTAATTTTTTCTTTTGCATGGAAGTTGATATTCTTATCAGAATGTAAATTGAAATCTCCTTCGGTACGCATACTGATTCCCCTATTGGAATACATGCTTATTCTACCTGCCTTGTCCATCTCTATCCATGAATTGCCCGAACCATTGGCTATGTACACCGTACCTTCTGTGTCATGCATCAATATCTGATGACCGCTCGCTGTCCTTATTCTAGTAAGTTGGTTGTCACCGCCTATGTCTCCGTCGTCCATGACGAAACTGTGTCCTGGGTTCCTGTCAGTCCTCACGGGAGAGTTGTCTAGTCCTATGTTCAGCAATCTCGAGTCATCACGTATACTGCCTGGTGTGTTGATTCCAAACACCTTGCTTGGTGACTCTCTACGTGCTGACGAGGTCGTGGTCCCCCTTATGGGATCCTGTATAAGTCCTTGTGATTCCAGTTGATCCGCCAGTAGGTCGTTCAACGGACTGGTCCATTGGTCCACATTTGGTAAGGTTTCTCCGGGACTGTAAAATCTTTGATTCTTTTCACCCGCTGGCAATAAATCTGTCCCATAGTTCTTCTGTCCAGTTCTCGCTAATTCCCTTGCCGTTGATTGTGACTGTAAAGTTTTTGTTGTGGATCCATTCGCTGGCACCTGTTGGTTCACAAGTGGTTTCTGCACACAACCTATCCAGAAGGCACTGGCGTTGGACTGTTCTCCCTTGGCAAATATCACCAACACGTCAGTGTCCACGTCTGGTGGCACCGCCCACATTCCATAACTGTGTTGGGATTCCTTGTAGTTGCTCTCGTCTTTCTTTGAAACAGCATTTATACTCTTTGCACCGTAGAACGGAGACAGGTACTGACACCATATTATCTGGCTGGAAGTTGGGTTAGTGGTCTGACTCAATGCTGGTATGTTCACACCCAGTCTGCCCATCTTCAATGGGTCGACAGTGACCTTTACCGTGCCGATGTACGGACCTGGATCGTTGTCGATGTACTTCTCGTTGAAACTCTTCTGGTTGTCCTGGGTGTCTGTGAATCCTGCTGAAGTGTATGCCATACTTTAATTTATCCTGCTCCTTATACCGGCCAATCCCTATTGATCTTTTCAATCGACTCTTTGAATTCATCAAATTTTGTTATTGGTTTGGTTATTTTTTTCTTGATATCTTTCACACCGTCCTTGATCTCAGTTATACTTTTTATCGAGGCGTTTGTCAACAACGGTACTACCCCTTCACCCTGTTGGTTGTTGAACCTGCTACAGTGCAGTGTCTGTAGGAACTGTCCGTTGTCGAATTTTGTGTCAATCTTGTTGACCTGATACAATCCATTGAAGAACAGGTTCTCGTCCCTTACTTTGTCTATGCCGGAGAACATTGTTCCCTCTTTTTCATTTATGTCTGCAGGCAGACGATATCTCACGCTGATTATGGGTTGGAATTGGTCAGCATTGAAACTGCCTGATGCTGTGTCGAATGACTCATCCTTGGCGCCGAATGACTTGCCACCTTCCTGTATGGGCACGTACATGTCCTGGCAGATGTAGGTGGGATCTCCCAGTATCTCCAGTTCGATCCTCATCATGTCCACCTCAGGATTGGTCAGGTAATCATAGAACTGTTGCGCCTTGTTGGCCTCCCCTGACAGTGTCTGCACGGTGTTGGCACCCTTTATGGATGACGGGTATTGTCTCAGGGGCAACAGCGGTTCTGGATCACGCTCCCTGCCGAACACGTTCCTGAATGCTTCGGTCAGTGGTGCGAACAGTCCCTTCTCTGTGTCACTCTTGTCGTCACCCCTCAAATTCCTCAGGTAGTAGGCGGTCTTGTAGTTGATTCGTAGACCCTGCACGTCAACGTTGTCACCGGTGTAGATGTAGTCATATTCCTTGTGTACCTTGCGACCCCAGTCCACGTTGGCTATGCTGACCCCAGGGCCAACGAACTTAAGGATGTGTATCTTGTAGGGTATGGCCTTGTATGTGATGGTCTTTGGATGCATCTTGGTTATGGGATCGATCTTGCTGGTGTCCGTGTACACAGTGGTCTTGATCTTGAACCAGTCTATGTACTGGTTGTTGAACAGTATCTTTTCGAATTCCTTGCTCTTGATTATAGAGGCCACCTTCTCCTTGGTGAGGCTCTCCTTGGTGTAATTTGTGTTGGACCTGATGTATGTGGTCCAGAAATCGTTGGCCAACTCCTGGTAATGGAAACCGTTCCTGACGGCGTCCTCGAAGAACTTGGTGACCGCTATGCCCGAACTGGCCTGTGCGGACATGGTGTTCTGTCTAGGTGGGGGTGCATCAAAGTCTGAATTTAAACCAGAAAAGTCTTCTTGGTTTTGTGCTACCGATCCAGCACTGTTGGTGGTGCCGGCGGTGTTCTTGTATTGCAGTCCTATTTT